TTGCAAAAGTATTAGTATTACAAAATAAAGTTCCTACATCTTTTAAAGAAGACGTTATTATCAATAAATTACCATTTCTAGGTAATAAATGATATCCTTGTATTATATCTTTAGTAACATTACCTATAAATTTTACTTTATTATTAAACGGTTGATAAATTTTTCTTATTTTCGTATTATCTATTTTACCAAAATCATAACAATAAGAAAGATAAGAACTTCCTATATAACGTTCTGAAGTTTTAGTTTTAATATAAAATGCAGTTATTGGTGATATATGTGCTTTCTCTAACCAGTCTTGTGTTATATTATATTGATTCCAATATTCTATATCTTTTTTTCTAAATTTTACTTTCTTAACTAATATTTTTGTTAGTTCTTTATTAGTTTTCCAATTTACTTTAACCGGTTTTTTACTTAATTGTAATGTAAAATATGCAATATCTGAATCTATTAAATCTAAATTAAAATCTTGTATTATTTTTTTTAAAGCTTCTTTATAAGAAATATTATATTTCATCATTACATATTGAAAACAATTTAACGTACCTTCAATTCCAAAATCTTTGTACTTTAATTTATTGTTATTAGTATAAAATACCCTGCATGAAGGATGATTATCTTCTCTTAATTCTGATTTAAAAGAGACATTTATATCCTTCATTGACGGTATATAATATTTAAATATATCATATTCTGTAATAAATGATAATATAGTTTCTTTTGTTAAAGGAAGCTTTATTTCATAATTTATCATTAATCCCAACTATTTTCTAAACTTTCTTTTAATCCAGAAGATTTATTATCACTTGAAACTAATTTATCATATCTATTTAATTTTAATTTTGAAGGATTAACATTCATATTCTCTATAACTGGTGCAAATGATCTTAATGTTGCAAAATTATCATTATTTAATACAACTACAACTCGAACTAAAATTTTATTTGGAATAACCTTTTTTAAATCTGCAGCTGCAACTCTAATTAAATCTTTGTATGTTTTTACACCAGTTATACTATAAGATTCTCCTATAATATTCCTGGAAATATTAGCTATTATATTTTTCTTCTTTACGCTATCTTTATATAGATCATCTTCATTTTTTATAAAACCTCCTATTTTTGGCTCATAATAACGTCGATTTACTTTAAATGTATCTTTTATATCTGAAAACGTATATTCTATATAACTATTATTATCTTCTTCACTTACTTTAACATCACTTAGGTACATGTTTTCTATTATACCTGGTTCAATATTTACAAATGTATTTTCATTATAGTTCTCATCAAAATTATAATCTATTCTTTCCATAATTTATTTATTTATTTGTTTGTTTGTTTATTTATTTATTAATCACTAATTGTGTTATTGATTAATTGTTCTTCTACATAAAAATAATTTTCTTCTATCAATTTACTTATTAATTTTAAACATTTAATACCATCAATAACGCATGGAATTCCAAATAACACTATATTACCGTATTCATTTGCTATATCTACAAATCTTTTATATAAATAATCAAACAAATGTCCATTATTTATTATACCATTTTTATTTAAATTTATTGGAATTTTTATTGTTTTTCTATCTATATCTGTAACATTTACAAAATATATATTATCTTCATAAGTACCTATTGTAATAATAGTTTTATTTATACTAGTATGCTTATCTTTTAAAGCTGATAAAGCTTCTTTATTAAGCTTAATATGCTTAGTTACTTTACCAGCTATATTTCTTGTATATAAATATATCATAGGAAATTGTTGTTCCATTTTTACTTAATTTTGTAATTTATAATAAGTTCTAATACGCTCATCAACTAATGATAATGAATTGGGTATTAAAAAATCATTAAACATCCCGTAAGGAGTATGTGCAGTACTTCTATTTGAACTAGTTTCAAAACTGTAAGAAGCTTTTCCATTAACAAAATCAACATGTGTAAATAACACTATTGACATTTTAGATTCCAATTTTATTTTTTCTAACTTTTTACCATTTGTAACTAGAGCTCTTGATTCATTACCGTCTACATTGGTATATAAACTAATATGGCCCATCAAATATACTATTAAGTCTGGTTTTAAACTACTTATATTAACTATTAAAGCATAAATATCTCGTGCAAAATCATACCATTTATCATATGTCAATTTTTGAGCTTCTAACATTTCTCTATCTAACATGACACCATTTATAGTATCTATTACAACACTTTTTATTGTTGTACTTTCTGAAGCTCTTTTTAATATTACGTTTATATCATCAATATCAGATGTTTTTATAACATTATTACTTGGAAATATATCTGCAAATGGTAAAGGTTTTTTATCTGAATTTATTAAAACAGTGGATTTCTGATTTAGTCCACTATATGTCTTCATATCCCATTCTAATGTTTGTGGATCTAAAGATATTGTACCATCTTTATTAGTTACTATCGAAGTGGTTTTTCCACTACCACTTTCTCCTAATACACCAACTGTCATTCCCATATTATTGTTCTTTTGGTTCAAGAAATATTAAATCAGAATAAGGCAATATATGCTTTAATTCTTCAAAAAATAATTTAAATGTATCATCTTTCTTTAAATATAACTCTCTTAACGTAAGATAACTTACTATTATATCTTTAGTTTGCAAATAATTTTTAAAATAATCTTCTGAAAAAGCAATTTCTCTATCTTCTTTTAAGATTTTATTTATTTCTTCTAACTTTTTATCACTTATATTTTCGTCAAAATCTTCTTTTGTTACTCCTATTCTTTTTAATATTCCAATATAACTATCTGAATATAATGACTGAATTCTTTTATCTTCTAATAGCTTACTCCAGAATTTAATAGTAGCTTTAATTCTTAATATAACTATTATACCTTTTAAAGGTCTAATGTTAGAACCTTGTCTTAATACCATTTCTCTCAAAACATCTAAATCTTTTCGATTAACTGCTACCGAGGTTGAGTAATTTAAAACATTTCTTCTTACTTCTTCTTGTTGTGGTAACTTCGTTATTACTGCACTTCTCGGATTCTTCCTTTGAGCTAAACTTAAATTGTTTAATACAGCTCCAAATCCCATGATTTCTTTGATTTCTACTTGCATGTGTTTCAGTTTTAATTAGTTATACTTTTGATATTTAATTGTAAGTTCTCTATATCTTTTGCAAATTTATAAACTTTTATGATATCTAAAGAATCTGCTGGAGGTAATTCTTCAAAATTATTTGAATCGCCAATGAAAAATAGTGGTAGTGATAAATTTGACTTACCATGTCTATTTATACTTATGGATAGTTCTTTAAAACAATCTTTGAGTTTATAAATTTCGTATTTTTTATAAACTTCTATATCAAATTTATCTGGCGAAAATATACCAAACAATATATCACAATCTCTGGATGTACATTTATTATCAGCTAATCCAGCTGCAGATGGTTTCAACTTATCAATGATAGATTCTCCTTTATAAGTAAATTGTTGCCTTTCTATTTCTAAAGCCTGTTGTTGTACTATAACAGGTATTATCTTATAATGATTTCTTAATCTGGACAACATACTACTTAAATCTGCAATAGCTTGATATAAAGTTTCTCCTTTTTCTGGAGTAATTAATCCTATATGATCTACTATGACAAATACAAATTCATTTTCGTCCATTGGTTCATATCTATCAAATATTTCTATTTCTTCACCAGTTTTAGTGGTTATTAATTTTTTATATATCTTACCACTGTTTTCAATATAATTCATTATAATCTTATATATTGATTTTGGTGTTTTAGCATCTTCTATGAATTCAGTAAATTTTAATACTTCTGTCACATATGTGTTGTAGATATTTTCTATTTGATAAGTCGTTTCTTCATCAATAATAAAATCTTTGTATGATGACATCAATTTTTCTGGATTTATTATTTTTTTATAATCTTTAAATAATTTTCTAGATATAAGCATTAATTGTTTATATTCTGATGTTAGTTCTAAAGTAAAATAAAATATTTTTGGTTTTATATTTGTTTTACCTTTATTAGCTAAATACCAATCTATTACATTATAAGTAAATAAACTATCTGCTATTTGAGTTTTACCTGATTTTGGACCTCCACTTACTAAATAATATCTTCCTTTTTGAATACCTGCTATCACATTATTTAATTTATTAAATGGCCACGGAATAGTTATTATCTCGCCATTTAATCTTTTATCTCTATTGAATTTTATGGTTTCTATTAAATTCATAATGTTATCTCATTTGTTGGATTTTCTTCTAAGTTTAGTAAATAATCACATATAGATGCTAATGTACTTATACCATCTTTATATATGAAGTAATGTGCTTGTTTTATATATAAATTATCTGTATGTTCTATATAATGTTTTGTAGCTCTTAATATTAAGTCTTCATCTCTAAATTTTTTATTATTTTTATAAAATTGTTTTAACTTTTTTAATACTCCTTGTTCATCTCCTTTCTTATTTTTTGGAAATAACTCTCTTATTTTTTTAGTTAATTCAACAAAATCTATTTTATCTTTACTAAAAAGCTCTTCACTTTCAGAACGTAAAACAACCGTATTATCTTTATATATAATATAGTTTAAATTTTCTAGTAATTTTAAAGCTTTATCAAATTCTTTTAAAGTATTATATTGATCAGAATATAAATCTTTTACTACATTGAATTCTAATTCATTTAGTAATTTTAAAAGAATGAATTCTCTTATTGGAAGTTTACTCTTTTTTACTATATCAATATCTATTTCTATTATCATTTTTTGTGATTTTTATAATTCGTTTATATTTATTACTTCTGCTCTAGATAAATCAATATCTTTCATAGCATCTCTAAACCATTTCTCCATCTGTGTATTCTTTGTTTTAATTATAAATGCATATGCAATATCATCTGGAGATAATCTATCTAATCTTCCAAAACGCTGACGTGTATTTATAGTAGATCCAACATAACTTTCAAGAATACCATATTTTGTATTTTTTAAATTTACACTGGTATTTAATGAATTACAACCACCTATTTCTTTAACTTCATTAGAATTAAATCTTTTTAAATTGTACGTGTTGGTGTCTCTATTATTTTTACTATATATTCTATTATCTGTTATCTTTTCCAACTGATCATTAAGCTCTGAAAATAAAACTATTCTGGCTTCATGATCTTTCTCTCTGATTTTATTCTTTATTTGTAATGCTACATCAGCTCTTGTATTAGATAATAATAATAGATTTTTTCTGGCTTGTACTGTTCTTAAATAATTATAAGCTATTGCATTTTGTTCTTTAGTACCTTGTTTTTTCCAACCCCATGTAACAGCTATCTCCCAAATATCTTCTTTTAATTCTTTCTTTATATCATATATTTTATAAAATGGATTAGTATTTCTTTCTATTTTTACTAAATCTATTAGTTTCTTTTTATATTCTTGAAATTTTGAATCATAATAAGTATATAAATCTAGCTCTCCTTTATAAAATTTTCCCGTCTTAAACTGCACTAAAAATTTATGATCATTATCTAGTACATGCTCTATAATAAAATATTGCCTTTTATTTATTATACCATCTTTTGAACTATTTGTATAAGTAAATATTATTGGACAATATTTATTATATAATTCTAGTTTTTCTTCTTCATCTTTTCCAAAAGGAGTACCAGTTAATCCTATTACTTTGTCATATTTTACTATGTTAAATATGTTCGAGTATTCTTTAGTTACTACACTATGTATTTCATCTACAACTAATAAATTATATTTTTCTGGTAATGGATTTTCATATTTATAAATTAATTGTGAAGTTTTAAATTCAAATTTTATAGGTTTTGGTGTATCTTTATGTTCATATATGAACCCATATTTATTCTTAAATCCCCACTTCTTTAATTCTTGTTTCCATACTTCTTCTAATAAAACACGTGAACTTACTAGAACTACATTATAAACTTCACCTTCTGTATTTCTACTATCTCTTAATATGAAATCTAGAACCATTTTTGTTTTACCTGTACCTGTAGATAATACAACTGTTCCTCCATTATTCTTTATAAGAGACTCTACTGCCTCATTTATTATTATATCTCTTTTATCCATTTTATGAGTTTATTTAATATGAATAATAACTTAAGAATAATCACTTACATTGTGACTTTTTGTGTAAATTAAAAATTCTGGATTTTTAATTTTAACGTATTTTGGTAATACGGAATCTAAACTTTTAACCACTACACCTTCATGTGGTATTCTTGTATTTTTAAAATAAGCATTTTTAACATATTTATCAAAAATAATATCTATACTTGTATATGTATGGTCATCTTCTAAAACAGGAATATATTCTAAATCAAGTTTTTTAACTATTTCTTTTGCTTTATTTGGTTTGATATAACTATCATTTATCATTACATCAAAACAAAATAAATTTGTAGTTTTTAAAGAATATGTATAATTGTTTTGTATACCTTTTCCATATATCTCACCGTATATAATGAAGTTTACTAATTTGTTTGGATCTTCATTATATTTTACATATTCAAATAACTTCTTTTTAATTTTCAATCTTTTAGATATTTCTATATATACATTATTGTTTTTAGAATTTGATTTTAAATCTAAAATCTTTTTATGTGATCCTACCATATACTCAAAAAATGCCCATTTATCTCTTTTAATATAATATCTAAATAAATCTTTTAAACTTATTTTATTTTTTCTTACTATACCAAATCGTGCATTCGTTCCATGAATTTTCCTAGTTATTTGTAAAGATTCTCCTTTATAAAATATATTTGGTACGTCTTTAAAATTGGGTATGTTGTAATAAATTCTAAAATTTTCATTATCATTTAAAAACTTTTTGTCTGGAATAATTTTTTCTTGTTTTGGTTTATATATATTTAAAATATCACTTAAATCTTTTCTGTAATCAATATCTTTTATTTTATCTTTAATTAAATCTATAGGTAATATTAGACATTCTGAATATATACCTTTTAGTTTTACAACATGCACAGTATTATCTTTATGCAAATATTTTTTTATACCAAAAGATTGTGCTAAATCTTCTGGTATAATAGCACCTTCAGTTATTAAGATAACGTTATCATCTTTTTTAAACTCACCTTTTTTAACTATACATTGCCAACCTTCTACTAATGCTAATTCTATATTATCTGCATTCTCAATAGGTTTTATTTCTCTGATTTTTGATATATAACATACCGAATTTTTCATAAATTTATAAAGTTTTTAATTAGGTTACTATGTTAAGATAAGATTTATATTCCAAATCTAAGGTAAGATTTATATTCTAAATCTAAATCATTTTCAAATTTTTTTAATGTATCTTCAAAATTTTTCAACATATTTATTTTATATATAACTGGAACAAAATTTATGAGAATCACAGACTTTACTATCATCATAATCATTCTCTTTATTTTCAATTGTTTTCATATTAATAAGGTTTTAATATTTTATCGTTAATAAATAAAAGTTTTAAACTGTTTTAGTTATATCATCACCTTCTTCTTTAACCCTTCCTTTTTCAATCCACTTTATCAATTCAGACTTGTAGAAGTAGTTTATTTTTCCGCCGGGTTTGAAATAAGGTAGTTTTTTGTGATGAGTAAGATAATACAACGATCCTTTAGTTGTGTGTAATACTACGTTCGTCCATCAAACACCACCACCATAGAATCGTGCATACCAGCCTTGCCCGTAACATATTCGCCTTTCGTATTTACACCGCAAAATTTTATTCTTCCCTTTATAAATCGGATCTCTTTTTGGTTCGGCAATATAAAGTCGTGGAATAATCGGGTGCTTGTGCTTACAGGTAAAAGCATCACACATAATTTACCTTTTTTACTTTCTTCTATTGCCTTTTTTACGAAGGCATCTTTAAGTTTTCTGCTATAAGGTGGGTTAATAAAATTTCGCTCTTTCCACTCAATTTCAAGCCCGTTCCACTTTTCAATATCGTGCTTATACGGGCAAGGGTCAAAGTTAAAATTAAACTCTTTGTTCAATTCATCATAAAAGTATGGTGGTGTCGCCCAGTCATCTTTATGTGGTATGTTTCTATTCTTCATAATTTCTGCTTATTTGCCCGTACTACACACAACAATGTGTATAAGTAATGGCACATTAAAATTTGTGGCATAATTCAAAGGTTCGGTGTATGTGCCACTACTCATACACTCGTCCGTTAGCGTTCATTTGAAAAAGACACGTTGTAAATAGTTTCTTTTAACCTTTGACAAACACGCTTTAAATCATCTTCTGAATTTTCAATGAATGAAGCAGAAGCCCAGTGTGTTTTTGTTGACCACATTATCACTTTTTTACCTGCACTATTTCTGACAAATACTGAATATCCAAGTTCTTTAAGTTTCTTAATTAACGAATCAAACGACACGCTAACAGCACCTAAAAAACAGGCGGGGTTAGTCACTTCGTTGACAGTTTCAAATAAATTCAATTGTTCATTCATTTCATTAAATTTTGTGGGTAGTTTCCCGCCCGATTTTTTAGCTGCATCACGTTATGCACAACCTTAAAAGAGCGTGCGTTCATTTATTATCGGTTCTAATCGCTTTTTGATTATATCGCAATATTCGGCAGAAATTTCTGACATAATACATTTGCGTTTGTTTAATATTGCCATCTTACCTGTTGTTCCACTTCCCGCAAATGGGTCGTAAACAATATCTCCTTCGTTACTCCAAGATAAGATGTGGTCTTCTGATAGTTTATCTGGGAAAATTGCAGGGTGATTATGCTCTTTTTTTCCTCCTATATTATATCTCCATACATTGTACCTTTTTCCATATTCTTCTGGAGTGAAACTTTCTCTGTATGTCTTTGTCCCGTCTCGTTCTCTTTTCATTTTTTTGCCAGTACGATTTGTATGTATATTTTTTCTGTCCTTTATACCATTAAATGTTTTTGGAGAACCTTTACTAAAAATAAACATATACTCAAAAGTTTGATGATAGCGATTAGGAGATGGAAATCTAAAACCATTCTTTTCGTATATCATTGTATCGTGTAAATTAAATCCTATTTCCTTAAAAAACAACGCTTGGCGAAACGATGTCCCTGTTTCACTTCCTTTAATAGTAGCATCACCTACAACCCAAACAACTACACCGCCTTGTTTTGTGACTCTGTACAATTCTTTCGCCACGGATTCAAAATCAAAGCTATAACCATTATATGTTCTAAGATTGTCATAGGGAGGGCTTGTAACTGTTAAATCAATAAAGTTATCAGGCATTCGTTTCATTGTGTCTAAATTACTCTCATTGAAAAGTAAAAAAGGCTGTGCATAACACTCGCTATATGCAATTTGGGGTTCAGTGGTATTCGTAATTTCGTTCATTTAATTTACTTTTTTATAGTTTGATAGTGCAGTGCTTTTAATTCCCAAACTGCACATAGCGGAAACGTTAGTAGCAATGCAAAGGAATCCGTTTATCACAGCTTTTTACTTCCCATTCAGCATACTTGCCCCATTTATTAACCGCAAATTGTACAGCGTCATCGTGCCTATGAAACAAAGCAACAGCTTTATCTTTATTCTCAGGTGATAATACTTTCCATCCCCAATTTGCTACATTCAGTTTTAATGCACTGCTACTAACAGGCGGTTTGCCGTCAGTGGCGGTTAAGTGCTTAATTTGGTCATTTGTGCTATTCATAAATATTTGTATTAAAGTGAAACATTTGTGCTATTTATCGCCACCGAACGGCAAGCCGCTTGGGCGTTATATGCCATTGGCGGACCGCTTCATAAAAGTAACCCAATGTGTTTTTTGAGCCTTACCAGACGGATGCCCGAAAAGTGGCTTATGTTCAGTCAACGCCAAAACATCTTTTAATGGCACATCGCATTCATTCCATTTGAATATCAGTATGCCTTCATCTTTCAATACTCTAAAGCATTCAGCAAACCCACGTCTTAAATCATCCTTCCAAGTTTGCTTGTCTAATCTGCCGTATGATTGTGCCATAAAAGAGTTTTCACCTAAGAAAAGATGTGGCGGGTCAAATACCACCAGCCTAAATGTTTCATCAGGCAAATCCATATTTCTAAAGTCCATTACTCTATCGGGCAAACATTTTCTTACCCTTGCATCTTTTCCACTACCAACCACTTTTGGTTCCATAACCCTGACATCACAAAAAAGTACATCGGGATTACTTTTATCAAACCAAAATTGACGACCACCGCAGCAAGGGTCTAAAATCAACGGCATATAACACTGCATTGGCAAAATAGCCGTTTCAGTGCTGTTATTGGGCTTTTGTTCTTCTATCATCATTTGTGCTATATTAAACATTTGTAATTCTATTTCGGCTACTTCGCCAATGCTTTGCCGTTATGCGTTATTATAAAGAGCGTTTCGCATCTTTGTACGCATTGTTTTTAATTTATCATATTCGATGAATGAATTAACATATTGAGTTGGTAATTCTTCATTTATTGAGTATTCTCTAATAATATCATTAAATCCATTTATTTTGCTTAAATACTCAATTTTATCAGATGTTCTTAAGTTCCTGTATTTTTTATCATAGGCTAAAATATTAAATATTTCTATATTATTAAATGTTGTGCGCATTGGTATTGTATGTTCTAAAAGTGAGCTTGCATCTTCGCTAAAAAAATCATTTAAAAGTTTTAAATAAGGTGTCTCGTATAACCTCTGAACACCTTTTTTGCCTAAACACGCTTTATTTTTATTGTAATCTTTAGTTGTATTAATAGGAGCGTATGCTGCTGGCGTGCAAATGCTTGGGTTTAAAGGAGTACTGTGTATTATTATTGATATATTTTTCTTTAATTCTCCTATTTTTGAAATTACTTCTTTGAATTGCTCAAAATCTGCATCTGTTTCCGTTTCAATTCCAGTTATATTGTATAATTTAAGCCTTAACGCTTTGCAAGTTGTATTACTTGTAATATATCTAACAAATTCTATGATTTGTTCGTTTGGAATTCTCTTATTCATTGCAAATCTTAATCTTTCAGAAAAACCATCTATAGAGCTTGTGATCTCAGGAATTGAAAAATTTTTATATAACTCTTTTTTACACTGTTCTATTTCTATACTCGAAGTGTATCCCTGATTAAAAGAGTATAAGTTTTCATTTGTTTTAATATATTTTCGTGAAAATGAATAATGGCAAAAATAACATTTATTTGGGCATCCATATATTTGTTCTTTTGTTGTACCTCCTCCAAACGTGTAAATATTTGGATATAATTCAATACTTTGGTTAATTTTTACATTTTTATGTTTCCCTATTTTAATTAAACTTCCATGCTCAACATCTAAATTATTATCTATTAACCAAACGATCTCGTTTTCAACTCTTCCAAACCAAGCATAATCTATATATTCACAAATAGGAATATAGTTTTGCATGCCAAAACCTCCGGCCAACACTTTGAATTTTCTATTTTTCCATTCATTTGAATTATGCAAATATCTTGATAATGCAATCATATCTAAATTAGAAGTTAAGCTAATCAATATAATATCATATTTACTTGCATTTTCTTTGTCAGTTATTCTAACATCATATCCAGCATTAAATAAAACATCTATAATCATTGAAGCTCCAAAATTCTTAAGGCTTTTAAAATTTAAATCATGTCTATCGCCTTTTATTGGCGGAAACCATAAAAAAGCAATTTTGGTTTTTTTTGATATAGCTGGAGTAAATAAATTTCGTTCCATAAAAAATAAATAACAACGCATAACCCGTGGTATAGTTAATTGCCGTATTATTACTAAATTTAAGCGTTACCACCCGCTTGTAATTCTGTGTAATTTGATATGAAATTAGCCCGCAATCGGCAACTAACCATACCACCATCGTTACCTGCAATACCTCTCCACACTTGCGATAGTATCGTGTATAGCCCCGCCATGAGAAAATAGTGCTATTCGCTCAACTTCAAAGCCTCTGTTCTTTCCCATTGTATTGCTATGGTAGCCAAAGGTTATTACTATTCCATTTGGTTTTAGTATTCTTGGTAGTTCGTCTTTGAGTTGGCGAAACGGAGAAGCCTTAATCCCTTTATACATTTCCATACTTTTTCGATAGGCGTAAGGCGGGTCTAATAACACTGTATCAAACCTTTCACCATCCCATTCTTTTACAAATTGTAGCGCATCTTTTTGGTAGTCTGCCAACGCTTCATCATCCAAATCATTGCGTATTTCGTCAATGTTTAGCTTTGTCCTACCTGCAAATAGGTTCAATGTTTTGCCCTCACACGTCTTTTCAGTCCATTCTCTGATAGGTTTGATACTAAACGTCCACCTACTTAAAGGGCATTTAATGTAATCGAACAACGGCACAGCAGGTAACACAGTATATAGTGCATTGCTGTCCGTACTTTTATCAACTTTTGTCATAATATTTATCTTTCGTTTTTCAATTCAATTTTGGTGCAAGCAACGCACCATACACTCGTCCGTTATACGCAACCCTAATCCCAGAACCAAACATCAATTGCATAACCACATCTGTCGCATATATTAAAGCAAACTTGTCTCCAGTCGCCACCATCAACAGGCTGTATGTTTTGTTTAAACCCTTGCGAATATTCATTTTCGCCACCACACTTCGGGCAGCGTATAACATCGGCTAAAACTTCATTGCCTGCATTAGTGGTATTTTGAACGTCATTGCTATTTTCCATGTTCTTTGTATTTTTGATAGTTTACTGCATTTTATACGGCAACGCACCATATACTCGTCCGTTACCGGCAAGTGTCCCCGCGCACAATCAGCAACAAGCAGGGCTGAATGTCTGAACTTTTACAAGGGTTCGGTGTATTATCTTCAACTGCAAGCCACCTGATTTTACCAGCGTATCTTATTTCTGCTCCATTATCTTCAAGGAATGAAATAACCCGAACCTGGTGAACTACCCACGAACTAAAGATTCGTGGGCTTCCGACTTCACAGAGGAATGCCCTTTCAAAAGATTAGGTCTTCTATCCTCTCCATCGGTGTAATCGACAGTCCCTGCCGATATATTATTTAATCCTAATTTTAGGATATAAAACCAACCAAACCCCAGACCATAAATTTCATTTTTACTCCGTAAAGATAGCTAATTTAATTGTAAATCCAAATTTTGAGCAAAAAAAAGGGGCTTAATCGCCCCCATGAAAAATTTTTCTCTCATGCTATACATCTTTATCGGCATAAATTCCTAATGCCATCGAGTAGTTACCATAAGGCCTAAATCCCTCTACGCCCATAAAGGTATAAATACGCCTCGTTTTCAATTCGGGCTGCCCGACCTCCTTTACCGTTACCGTTTTGGCGGTGCGCTTCATTACCGTGTAATCTACCGTTAAATCGCTATCGCCAATAAACCTGCCTCGGTACGTTTTGCCTACTTCAAATTTTGCTATTACTGCCATGATTGAAATGTTTTTATTGGTTGGTGAACTACCCACCCACGCCAAAGGCGATGGGTTGGGCTTCAAGGGTCAACGCTCCTACCAACGTAGGCAACTCACCTTGATTTTTCCTATCCGTTCCAGATAAGATATTTTTTAATGCAAATGATTTGATATTTATGGCAGCGTTTACATCCCTCAGAACTACCTCACTACATTTAGGACAAGTCCATTCCCTATCAGATAGGGTTAGTTCTTTGTTAATATATCCGCAATTTGCGTGGAGTTTTGATGATGGCTCAAACCTGCCAATTTTCAGAATGTTTTTGCCATACCAATCAGCTTTGTATTCTAACATAGTTACAAAAGTTGACCAACCTGCATCGCTTATTGATTGTGCAAGTTTATGGTTTGCCAACATTCCTTTAACGTTCAAATCTTCAATAGCCAAACTATCGTGGTTCTTGATTAGTTCGCTTGAAGTTTTATGTAGAAAGTCTTTTCTTTGGTTAGCTACTTTTTCATGGAGTATAGCTAATTTTTGTTTAGTTCTTTTCCCTTTGTATTTTGAATATTTGCGTTGCACATACTTTAATTTGCTTTGTGCCTTGCGAAGGAATTTAGGGTTATCAAATTCTTTCCCATCAGAAGCAACTATAAAGTTTTTTATACCCAAGTCAATTCCAATCGTTGTGTTTTCTTTAATTTTTGCTTTTGGTTTTATTGCATCACCTGTTTCACAAAGTATAGAAACAAAATATTTACCTGTTGGTGTTTTTGATATTGTTGCTGATTTGATTACACCTTTAATAGGTCGATGCAAGATAATATTAATTCCATTTTTGAACTTAGGAATAACTAATTTACCATTTTTCAAAAGAACATTTTGTGGGATATTAAAACTACCTCCGTCTGATTTCTTTTTAAACTTTGGGAAACTGTTTTGTCCTTTAAAAAAGGCGGTGTATGCTTTATCTAAATTAGTTATTGACTGTTGCAAAGATTGGCTGTTAATTTCTTTTAGCCATTCACATTCAGTTTTAAGGTCTTTTAATTGACTATGCAAAGCAAAACAACTTAAATTAACTTTATTACCAGCCCAAGCCATTTGCTTAACTTCTAAGGCTAAATTATACACAAAACGACTTGCTCCGATATGCTTATTAAGCAAAATGGATTGCTCCTTTGTTGGGTTAATTTTGTATTTAAAAGCCTTTAGCATTAATTATAAATATATGCAAATATACAAAAATTTAAAGAAACGAAAAAATTTATTTAAATACTTATTGTCTTTGTATTTGGTCGCTTACATCCCACCCACAGCAAAGCTGATGAGTGGGCTTTCGCCCCCCCCTATGTAAAAAAGGGGCTTGCGCCCCGATTTTTGTTTTCTTTTTAGAACAGTGCTATCTCTTTTTCTGTGTAGTAGCCTTCGTAGCCCTTTGCCGTTAGCTCGGCTATCAAAAGGGTTTGGTATTCGTAGTCTGATAGCCCCTGGAAGCTCTGAGCCTTCAGGTGGGATATGCGACCCTCTTTGTACTCGTCAAGGTTGGCTATCTCTTTTGCCCACATCTCTTTATCTCTCTTTGTGGTTGCCCTATTCAAAAGGTCTTCATAACCACGCCTTGCAACGCCCACCTTATCGTCTAACCACTTTGTAAAGGTGTTAAGGCTATCATAACCCCTCTCCATATCAAAAAGGTTTGCGTTCACCTCGATAGTTTCAAGCTCACAATCGTATATCTCATAGCCCCTTTCGTCATAAATAGTCTTGTATTTCTCGGCATACTCTAAGCTGCGAGCGTAGAACCTTACGGCGTTAATGTTCTTTTCTCTGCCCGTACGGTTGAAATCTCTATCTTCTCTCTGCTTGGCGTCGTATCTGTATGCTGTAGCTTTCATGGGTCTTTGTGTTTTGGTTGTTTACTTATTTATACGGTAAAGATAAGCATTTTGTTACATATTTTGCAAATATTTTTGCATTTATTTTGCATTTTATTGTTAATTTATATTAATTCTAAATAGTGTTATTCGCTATTGCACTCATCAATGAAGTTGATTAGTTCGTTTATATCCTTTTCAGTTCCTTTCAACTTTACCGCAACGGTTCTCTCGGAGTGCATTTTCAGGTTAACTATCTCCACGCTGAACCTCGGAGCATGAATGAGTATTAAGCTTGTTTCTAACCTTGATAGGTTGAATGTTTTTGTTTTCATTATTCGGTATGTTTAGTTTATCCATCGTTGAGAATACGTGCTTTATCGTTTCCAGCTCGTTGGCATCCCGCAACGCATAGCAATCGTTGCAAAGTTCTAAAATTTTGTGCTGAACGGGATTGCCGCAATCCTTGCAGAATACTCCAGTTTTGATTAGCCCTAACCTTGTTCGGCACTGGAGAACCTTGCGATTGTACTCCGTATCCGTTTTGCAAAGGTAGTGGAACGTTTTCACTGAGTAGGATACGGTGGAGTGGTCCCGCTTACCTACTCTCTCGGCTAAATCTACAAAGGTAATTACCCTGTTTCGATTGCTGTAAACCTCTAAGGCTAACGCAAAGGCCGTTCGCCGTGCATCGCTGAATAGGCGGTTGCGGTTTCGGCCTTTGATGTTCTCAACGCTAACGTGGAACACATCGGCGCACACTTGGATTACCTGCTCAACCATGATTGTCCTTTTTGTCGTTAAACTCCCTTTCAAACCTACGCTGGTCTATCTCTACGAATATGTAGAATACAATTCCTGCTATCAGGATTACAATACTTTCGATTAAAATGAGTGATTCAACCATGATTTCTAATTTTCAGGGTAAAAAATATATAAACTATTTCCCAAATAAAAAACTTTTTTGCGATTATTTCACCATTTGATGCTATTTATATAGGTTATTTTGCAAGCATATTACCACCACTTTCTAAAGTTCAATTCCCTGTGTAAGTTAGTAACTTTCTCTTTGAAATGCAAGGCTTTCGCCCTGTAATATTCCAAAGTATCATCGCCCTTTTGCCGTTTCAAATCCAGCAGCCGTTGCCACCGCCCGGCTCCCAACTCCCGTTCCAGCTTCTCCATGAAGAGTGTCGTTTCCCTGTTGCCCTCGTACCGATTACCGCTCCGATTCTGCGGACGGCAGTTATCAGGATCAAACCTCAATAGTAAGTTAGAACGGCTAAAGCAATGGCCGTTATCCATATCGGCAGCACGTTTCAGTAGGTGCGGTCGAACGAAACAACGGCAGTAAATCTCACCACCCACGATGCTATCTCGGTGGATAATCCTGATGTAACGGCTGAACCAATCATCTGCTTGTTTGCGCCAATACTTTTTATCCTGCTTTACTTTTTTTTTCATTGCCCGAAACTCGTTGCGCTGCTGCTGCTCCAATTTCTTTCTGCCTTGCCGATGAACTTTATCCTTGAACTCGTTGTAATACTGTAATCGGCAATCTGCGCTTTGGCAAACTTGGGGATTCAGCCTTAGCATTTCGATCAGCTCATATTTCTGCTTGCAGTATCGGCAACGGTACTTCATCTCGCTTTGATATTCTCTATCTCTCTGTTCAGAATGACTTGCGCTTCATCGGAGAGGCGACGGCAAAATGCCCACCCACCTTCGCTTTCATCAATGTACTTGTACAACGCAATGGTGTTATTCAACCGATTATATCTCCGTATAACCGGATGCTTAATATCATCCCAAAAGTAGCACCACTCGCCAGCCTTTGGCTCTTCCTTCAAAAAGAACTCTGCCCACTGGTCGAGGGTAATGAGTTGATGACCTTTGAAACATAATAAATTATCATCAAATTCATGTTCTTTGTTGTAAAACTTATAATCAAATCCGACGTTCCCAACATTCTCACATTGCCATTTTTTGAATTTTTCCCACATCGGATGCCCATCATCCTTTTCCACCACCCACTTTTCAGGGGCTTCGGTTAGCTTGCGGGTTGCCCATGTGCCGTTATCGTAAATTAATCCATTTTTATTCCAAATCCTATAAGCACCATCAAATAATTCATCAATCTTTACATTCCCTTTTAGCAAATCTGAAGCATCAAACGGATAACTCTTTTCTTCTATCTCTGCCGTTTCCCAATCCTCGCCGAACCGAATTATCAGCTCAGCATAAATTTCTTTAAATGTTTGTGTTTTCATTGCTTTTGGTTTTTAAAAGTTAATGTATTTTCTTTCTTTTCTCGAAAATCGCCCACACTTCATCTTGCTGCGCAGGTGTTAAATCTGCAAAATACTTTCCATACAATTCGTATGCAATCTGATTTATATTCATAATTTCTAAGTTTTAAAAGTTAACAAACGGTTCACTATTTTGCTCTAAAATATCCTTGTACGCCAGCAGCTCATCCAGCGTAGCCCGAAAGTGAATATTGCCGTTGTGCTTCTTTACTCTCATCATGCCAACCTCGACGAACTTCCTGCCATCGGCAATCTGGACAGCCCCGATTCTTACAGACGGAAATTCCCTTTGCCTTGAGAAAAAATCCTCAAGAACTTTAATCTCCAAATCCCATTTTCCATTCTTTGCCATCTTATATGCGTTTTTAGCCATTAACATTATTTTGCAGTACCGTAGTACCAAAATTACTTTTCGTTTAAAATATCGCCACGTAGGATGGCTTTATTCGCATTTTCCTGAGAAGGTTTTTCTTCGCCATTCGGATTGTAATTTAATCCGCAATTTTTGCATACCAATCTCGGCTGCGAGAAATCCCACTCGATGCTGTTTCCACAAGCACAAGTTACGGTAAATTTCACAGTTTTCAAAATGTCGCCTAATAGAAGTGCCATAATTTTAAGTTTTTGTTAAAATGGTATATTGTTATCTATCTCTCCGAAATCCCATAGCTCAGCAGGAACTTCCCGCTTGTGTAGCCAGTTGGAATTATCCCATTGCAGTACATCCTTATCAAAGGCTTCATACCGCCCGTTGTTATAGTTCCTTTTACACTTCACCTCACCGCCTTCGCCCAAGTAGGAAAACTTTATTTTCTGAAAGCGTATGTAAACCTCGTTGATGGGATTCTCCTTGTCGCCGTAAAGCCTGAATACAGTTATCCCGTAATCGCACTTGTTGTAGAAGTGTGCTGAGCCGCTAATATCGTACAGGTTTGGAATCTCAAGTTTGCCGTTCTCTTTACCCATCTTTCGAGGGTGCGCCACAAGGAATACCAGCACATCGTACCGCTTGGCAAACATGGTAAGCCTATCCAGCACTCGGCTGATATACTCCGTTTCGGTTTCATTCTTTCCCCTCAAATGCTCAATCTTGTTGTATGGGTCGAGAACGAATACCTTGATGCCGTATTTCTTTACTAAGTATTTACCTTTCTCCAAAATATTCTCAATACTTAAATCCTCTTCTGGGAGTATGAAGTGAAAATTATCCTCAATGTAATCGAATACCTCATCATACTCAGCGTTATCAATGTTCGGTGCTTTGAATCGCTTACCCGTTAACTTTGATGCTATCTTTGCATAGTGATTGCGGATAGGTATATTCTCAGGTGAGAAATAGCCAACCTTGAATCCATGCTCAATGTTTAGTTTAGCAGCAATGTAATCAACAAATTCGCTCTTGCCATGCCCAGGAATCCCCGTTACCACAGCTAATCGCCTTGTTTCCCACTTGCAACAATCATCAAACGTTACATCCCACACCAAACCGCTATCCTCACCGTTGAGGTAGAAGTTGTAAATATCATCCCGTTCGGCTTTCAGGTTTACTATATCGGTTACGGGAATATCAATGGCATCCTTTATTGTATCAGCCAAAGCAATACCACCGTACTTCAAAAGGTACTCGTTGGCATCCTTGCAATCCTTAAAGTTTACCAAGGCGCATCGCTCCGTACCAAAACGCCTCTCCAGCTCATACCTCAACTCGTAGCCTTTCGGATCGCTATCAACGGCTAAGTAGATTTTGGTAACGTGATTAAACCAATCCATGTAGCCGTTCAGGTAGTCGCTATTGCTACTAGCCCCTGCCGGAACGCTCACCACATTTTTAACCCCGACACATAAGTAAGAGAGCAAATCCATTTCTCCTTCAACAATTACAATCTCATTATTTGATTTTACTACATCAATATTCCACAGGATTAGCTCGGCTCCCGAAACAACCTTGAACGATTTTTGCGCTCCCCGATACTTCACATTAACAACAGCTCCATCCTTTTTGTACGGAAACGCAATGCACTCAACCTCTTTCTGAAACTGCGGCATCCACTCTTTCACCGATACGATGCCCATTGCATTGAGTACATCCTGCTTTATCATCCGTCCGGTAAACCATTTTACAGCCTTATCGGTTAATCCCGTTCTATTCTCCCATTGCGGAACGGTAAACTCTTTCTCCTTTTGCTCTCGATGCAGCATGAAGGTTGCCCCACAGTGGTTGCAGTAGCCAACCATTTTCTCGTTGTTCCAGTTGAACGGTTTTTTCTTTTGGTTAGCCGGCTTGCGATTTTTGGAACACTCCGGACAAACCATTGAGTTCTCCCCGTTGCGATTCGGTTCTATTTCATAAACCGTGCGTGTATGTAGTGAGATTATTTTCATCGGTACATGGGAGTTATTTTAGGTTCGGTTGGTTTATTATTTTCAGCACGTTTCAAAAAAACATCAATATACTTCACTCCATCCTTATTTTTTGAACGCAACTTGTTTGGTGATAGAAAATTTTGCTGCCAAAAATTATCATTAACCGCAAATGTTATCGCTCTTTTTATTTGCTCAACCGAATATCCATCAATTCGCATTAGTTTATCCAGCGTATCAAAAGAACTATTGATGTATTTTTTCTCTAAATATTTTTCACAAAATTCAGCAAGTAAAAAAACATCTTGGCTGTATTCTTTAATTTCTTCTAGTTGTTCAGTTTCTGAATTAAATAATAATTCTAATTTTTCAATCACCTCGTTAATAGGTTTACTATTTAATAAGTTTAATAGTTTATCTATACTAACCGTGCTTTGGACTTGCTTTGCCATGTGCTTTGTACTTGCTTTGGTAAGTGCTTTGGTAAGTGCTTTGGTATTTTTTACCAGAGCAATTATGTTTGCTGAATACTGATTTTTGGACTTTTCAACCATCCTTATAAAGCCCGTATCTATTAGTATATTTAATGCTTTTATGTACGTTTTATAATTCTTAATTCCGATTGCATCCATAGCCATAGATGTTGGCAGCCTAAATACCTGCTTCCACCCCATCCTATTAGAGTGTTCTATAATGAAAAAATATAGAGCCGTGGATGTGGGGTTGGCTATGTTGGGATTTTCATACATGAAGTTAAAAAAATCCTTTGATAATTCGTAGCCTGTCAATGATTTTTCGTCCATGGTTAACCCTCCATAAAATATCTGAATGATGCCCAATTGCGAAATTCATCATTAACAAGAAGTTCTTGTAATTCATCCAAATTTCCGCCATCCTTATAGAAATTATTAAGCATTATGCTGGTTTTCCTTGCATCATAATAATCAAATTTATTTCTGCATATCCCTTTAATGTATGCTATTTGCTGAATGTGAGGAGGCTTATTTTTAAGAATTAATATTCCACCCAATTTATTCATCATAATATTAAAAGTTTCAGCGTCATTCTTGTAGTATTTATCTACACCAATGTCTATTGCCTCAAACACATTAGCAACTCCAAATTTGTCTATTAGATTAGTTATATTATTTAATCCTGTATCATTTAACTCATATCCTGTTTTTTTAGTAATGTAATTATGAACAGCATTAATGCTGTCTGATTTTAAATCCAAAAGGCCATTTCTCCACTCAAGCATCATTTCTAACTGTTGCCTTCTTATGTTTAATTCCTCAATCTGTTTGCGCTGTTTTTCAACAACAGTTTTGTCAGATAATTCTCTTGCCCCCTTACCTCTGTTGCATATATAGCAACTGGTTATAAGGTTAAGTAAATCATTTGTACCTCCCTCTTTGACTGGTTTAATGTGGTCAACCTCAAGGATAACGTCAGGAGCCTTTAGCCCACAGTATTGACACGTAAACGAATCCCGCTTGAATACCTCAAAGCGAAGTTTCTTTGAAATTGGCTGTCTTTTTGCCATTCTTTTACCCTCCAATAACAAAACCCCCACAAAGCAAAAAACCACTGGCTGCCGTGAGGTGTACCGAAACCTCTGCCAATGGTAATTTGCCCGTGAGGGTTGTATTTAAGTATGTAAAAAACTCTTTTTTCATCTCGGTACTTTTTTAATTCGGCACTACAAATATAAGCAATGTTTTTTAATTTGCAACTAAATTGATGAAATATTTTTAAAAGAATTTTCTCCACGAAGGAGAGTTCTTTCTCAGCTCATCAAATCGCTTGTTATTCAGTTTTAGTTCTGTTTAACTCCTTAGAATAATCAATAACCATTTTCTCAACGAACTGGTTTAACTTCATGTGGTGCTGCCTCCTTGCAAACGGTTCTAACCTATTGTAAGCCTCAACTGGCAGCACTATGCGAACAGGGATTAACTCCCCGTCCGCAATCATCTGCATTTGTGTTTTTCTCTTAATCTTTGCCATTTCTTAACTATTTTACGGTGAAATAATCCTCTATGTAATCGGCCAATTCGCTCAGCTCTTGGCTCTCGGTGAAGTATAGCGGCTCTCCGTTCTCGTTCCACTTGGTTAGCGTATCCACAACGCATTCCTTCGTTTTTAAGGTGTAATATTCTTCTCGGTTTCCGTATTCATCTGAACCGCCATAATGCTTTTCAAAGGTTCGGTAGATGTTGGCTCGAACTTCATACTCAAAATCTCCTTCGCTTAGCTGTTCGTGAATAACGGAAATCTCGTTGCTAATATCATCTGCCTGTTCAATGGCATAAATGATTCGCTCTTTCAGCGTTTGTTCTTCAAATGAAGTAGTCATGGCTCTGTTCTTTTTTGTTTTTTTCATCGGCTTTTGTAAATGATAAGCTCATGTACTTATTGCCGTTTTTGCTCTCTCTAATCCACGAAGCAATGTAATACTCTGCTCCACCGATAAAACATTTACCTCTGTAATCGGGATGCTTTTCGGTTTCCTTCTTTGCGTTTTTGAATAACGCACCGCTATTGTCCTTTTGGTTGCTCATTTTTCTGTTGTTTTTCGTTTAACAATTCTATTGCTGTATCTAAAGCCAACTTCATCATGGCTATCGTTTTTCTCAGTTCAAGTTTCTGAAACTTCAATGGTTTTGCATACTCAATTGCTCCGCTTAACGATGTAAAAAATCCATCGCAATAGCAAAAATCATCGAACAATTCATCTTTACGTAGCGTACTTTCTCTGTGCGCCTCAAATAAGATTTCTCTCATTTCTTCTTTTAATCCTTGCTGTTCCATAGTGTTTAAAGTTAGTAAATTATTGTTTAAAAATACTGCAAATTCCGTTTAAATTCTTCTTCTGTTACGTGTTTTAGAAAGATTCTAAATAGCACGCTTAAAACATTATCGTACAAATCCTGAAATTCGCTCTCACTCATAGCATCAAAGGCTATGGATTTTGGCGTTTCGATCCATTCTTTGCGTTCAATGGAGTAAATCAAATCGCAATGCCCAGCCGCCATTTCAACGGTTTTCCTGAATAGCTCGATATTGCTTTTGAAATGCTCAACCACCTTTTCATTCTGATATTCCCATGCACACTGAATGAGAGCGAAATACTTCTTGTGAAATTCATAGTTCCGCACCTCACGGATTGAAACTTGGTACACACTCCCGATTTTTAACTTCCTCTTTACATCGAAATCCGTATCGGTTGCGGGGATCAATCCCGTTGCCGTATTTACCACGTTAAATTTCATTTCAGGCTTATTTTTACCGAACCATTCACGTTCGATACCTTGATAAACTGCTTGTAAATCTCAGGATGCACCTCTTTGAGTGCCTTTGAATCCAGCGTTTCACGGGTGTAATCAGCGGCTTTGGTAATGGTGAAGTAATTCGTATCCCACTTATCCACTCCCAAATCGGTAAACATAGCCTCAATGCGCTGCTTGTACTCCTTTTCCAGCTCTTTATACTCCTCGATTTTGCTCAGGATATTGGCGTGTTCTTTGATTAAGTTCAGCGCAATTTCATCATTATCGCTCTTTGCTATCGTGAATGGATTGCTGAACTCCGTGCCGTTCCTTGCTGCATTGAGAAAATCAATCACATATCGCTCTGGTACCGGATCAACCTCAAACAGCTCAACCCGTTCCTTTTTTCGATTCAGCCAAATAGCCATCAGCCCAGCAACCTCAATATCGGGATTAACGATTTTGAAAAGGTGCTGGTAAATGGATAGCTGCCAGCGTAGGTAATCGGTTTGAAGGTTCGATGTGGTTTTAATATCGGCAAGGTAAATTTTGCCGTTAGCCTTTATAACCCTATCAATTGGCGATGCAAAGAACTCAAAATCGGTAACAATGTACTCCATAGCCACAACCTTAATACCTTTCATAGCCTCAGCATACCATTCAACCTCTTTATTTTCACAAGTGCCGAATAAATCGTAAACCTGTGTGAAGTGGTGAAAATCGCTACCTCGCTCTGCTGCCTTATTCAAAACGTGTTCGGGAACGTTAGCGTACAAATTTGGGAATAGTATATCGTTTAGATATTTGGTAATCCCTTTATACTCCTTTGAGCCATCGCTGTAATGGCGGTACGGCTCGTTAACCAGCTTGATGTTTGTGATGTTAAGCATTTTTGAAATATTCGTTGAAGTAGTTAACTAAATCCTGCCTGAACTCCTTGTATTCGGGATTGCTGCACATCTTACGTGCTTCTTCTTTGTCCGTAACCCTTTCGGCTAATGCCATAACTTCCTCATAGGTAACGCTCGGTTTAGCATCCTTGCCATGAGTATTCGTAGCATCGGGGTCTTTTGTATCGTCAATGCAAAACAGCCCGTTCATTGCATATTTCCTTGCATAGCTGCTTGCGCTTCCAGTTATTTGCGCTCCATCCATGCCTTTCTTGGATTCTTCCTCCCGTGCAAAGGCTGAAACGGTAACCGATTGCCCCTCGGCATTGGTAACGGTTGCAATAGCCTTGATGTAGTACCTTTCGCCCACTTGCACAACTTCATCAGTGAGTGTTAATGTGCATTCGTTGGCTGCAAGTAACGGCTTAACGGCTTCGAGAATGTCCTCAGCACTGCGGTACTTGTAGCCGCCAAACTTGTTAAACTGCCCTTTCGGGGCTTTCAATTCGCTCTGAATTTTTACCAGCTCTTTCATACATTTAATTTTTATTGGTTAGTGAAATTTGATGTATCTGCTTTGCTGCTCCCATTGTGATTACCTCACCATCACACTCGATGGCGAATTTCAAATAGGGATGCAGCTTGGCAAATCGTTTCGCTTTATCCAGTTCGGAAAGTTTGAAAGTTTTGTATCGCTGCCCGTAGAAGTGAATCCTGTATTTCGGAACACGAAGTTGCCGCCCAATACCAACCACAAAGGGCAGTATCAGAACGGCAACTATCAGTATGGCGAGTAGTGCTTTCATCGTGTCAAACTAAGCAGAAAATAATACACTGCTGGAGTTGTCTGAATGTAATAGCCCTTTGCACCGCCTCTCGGTGAATCATTCCCAGTATCCTTGATTTTGCCACCCTGCGATTCAATGAGCATTTTAACGTAATTGCTCGCATCATAAACAGATGTGAACCTCCCACTCCCATGATAATACTTCGGGTAAATTTTGCAGTCATTACCAAAATGGCAATTGCTAATCATCCTCTTGATTTGCTGATTAATTTCGCCCTTCTTTGTCATAAGTAAGGCTTTCGTTCTGTTTGTCATTTTTGTTTTCATTGTGCTTTGTTTTTAGTTCAACTTTGTGTTTTCATTGTACTTTATGTTTTGGTTATTAAAATGTGAGCAGTTTAGCCACATGCTCAGGTGGTTATGCTACTATTCAAACACATTAAAATTTTTCAACTCATTTGCGACAACATCTTTGATGATTAGTTTGGCAATAAAAGCCAATCCATCATTATCAATACTATCAATACTTGATGAATTTGAATCTTTTGCAGCCTTTTTGTAATTCTCAACGTGTTGCATGGCATTTTTAAGCATTGATTTGTGCATCCCAATTAACACTACTTCTATTGCTTTTTGCAATATTTTCATTCTGTCTTTTCCTTGTGCTTGTGTTTTCATGATTTCTGTGTTTTTAGTTCAACTTTGTGTTTTTGTGTTAGTGTGTTTATCAAATTATACGGTAAAATTAAAACATTGTTTCATATTTTGCAAATTTTTTACATTATTTTTTAATTATTTATGCTAATTTATATCCATTCTAAATAAGAGCAGCAAAAGAGGGAGCAGTGCAATGCACCAACTCCCTCCCACTAACCAAAACACATCATGAAAAAACACAAGCTGCGATTACGGTGCAGCACCCGAATAACGCTCTATGATACCACGATTTTAT